TATTCGTTGTTGACTGTCTTTTCCTGGAAATCAAGATCAAACTGCGGCTTTGTTGCGCCCTCGGCAACTGGGGCAATCGCACCTTCCCCTGCCAATTCCTTGATAAAAGTGAAACTACCGCCATCCATTGTCCCAGTCGGAACCAGTTGACGGATATGCACCTTGCGGTTAGGCAAAGCAACCATACCCGGACGAACGGTGTTGATGGAGTTCGCAGCGGTTGAGAAGTTGGTACCGAAACTCATGTCCCCAACTGCTTTCAGGTCGAGTACGATCTCACTGCGTTTCTTTGTTGCGAATTCTTTGATTTCGCCTTCCTGCGCCTGTAGTGCTTTGCTTAAGAGGTCTTCGAACATTTCACCGCCACCCTGTTTCATCTGAATGCGGTTGCCTTCAGCGAGGTGCTTGTTGATCACTTTCTGATTCTCAGCGTCACGTTCGTCCTTCGTTACCTGCCATTGCTTGAATGACTGCACTTCGCCAGATACTGCTTCTGCTTTTGTAGCCGCTGCTTCAGCCACTGTCTTTGCTTCCTGAGCAAGAGTAGTTGCGCCTGCTGCTTTTGTGGTGATCTCACCAATCTTTGATTCGATGCCTTCTACCTTGTCGGCTTTGGCTTTGATCTCAGCCACGTTTGTGCCGAGCGTTTTAATTTGCACTTCTAATTCGTCTGCCATTGTTTTGTCAGTTAAAAAGTTGATTAATTGATTTTAGTGATTCAATCAGATCAAGATTCTTTTCTGTGTTCGGCTCAATGGTGTGCTGCTCTGGCCCCGGCTGAGTGGTTTCAACTGAAAGATTTTCTATGATTCTCGATATATGCTTAAACTCAGGTTCTATTACCTGGGTGAAAGTTTCGTCTGTGTAAGTCCCTTCGCGCATCGCTTTTTCAAGGATGCTTAAACGATCTTTTAATTCCAGCATCTTATAAGATTTGATGCGGACAATCGGTGTGCTTGAATTGGCACCAAGAAACTGCAGGCTGCTACCTTCAAACATCTTTGTTTCGGTGACATAATTGCCTTCTGCCTTTTTTTGCACCTTAGAGCGCTCGGTAATAGTTCCGGTGCTGTGTTCGGTGATAATGCCATCTTCGCACATTTTCAGCCAGTCCTGTCCGTTAGTGTGACGCCCTGCCTTGCTGGTGTAAAGCAATCCAAAATCATCCTCTTCAAGCTCTTGTATTTTAGCAACCGCGTTTGCGAAGTTGTGGTCAAGCAAGTGTTTAATTTGCGGCTTTGGGCTGTGTGGCCCGCGTTCTTTAATGGTCTTGGCAAAGGCACCTTTAAGGAGTATATCACCATCCCAGTCTTTCACATTGAATGCGGAGAAGTACCCCTGCACAATACCTTGTTTCATATCAATGTCCTTAAACTGCAGGTTTGTACTCTTAACATCCAATCCCAATTCTTTTACATACATGGCTCTCTATTTAACCTTTAACAACAATTGAAGACTCAATTCAAAGTCATTCATGGTCAAGCAATTTTGATTCGTCAATCTGTTCCGATATTTCAATGTCGTAGTGATCCGTTTCCTGTGTGCCGCAAGTGAGCGTGTACATGATGTGACCAGGTAATACCCTGGCACCCATAACCATGCGTTCTTTCTGGTCTTCATCAGTCTTCAGATACACAATCTGACCAATCTCATATTTAATTTCAATCAGCATTAAACCGCTTCTAACATTCGTCTCGGAATAGGATTCATTGCAACGGGTTTCCTTATTAACCGCCCATTCTGGTCACGCTTAGGAACCGCAGCCACCGTACACCTGCAGTTAATCACTTCCTTCGCCTCAGCCCGCGGATCTCCCGGTTGCCCAAGTCCCGGCTTAAAGTCTTCATCCATCTCGCGCACCTGGCCGTCCAGGTCGCGGTGACTATGCCGTGTCCTCTTATCCTTTGCGCTTATCCATTCCTTCTGCACTTCGAAAGGTGATGCGTTCATTGCCGCGACAGCCCCTACATTGGTTGCCCTGATCGTTTCTGTGCGAACCACCCTGAGCGCCTGGTACTTCAGGTAATCAGCCCCGGTGATGTTTCGTGCGATCTGCTGAAAGCTTAGCCCTTCAGCCTGCCCTTCCCTTATTTGCTCCATCACCCATTCACGGGTAGTTTCACTAATGTTTTTCACCGACTTATCCAGTAGGTATCTCGACAGATATTCCAGAATCGCCTGTACGAACTCGTCATTCGTTCCAAAGTTTGCCGCCTTAGTCTTTCTTAAGTCAGAGCGGGTAGCCGTCGCATTTGCCAGCCCTGCCACCTTGTAGATGCGCTTAATCACATCGGATAGGTAGGGGTTGATAAGGAGCAGTGAGGGATCAGGTGCATTGATTAAGTCGAGCGCATATTTCCTGATCGCCCGGTAAATCATAGGCAGATACTTCGTCTCAATCGCCTTTTGCAGCGACTGTGATTTGCGTAAATGTGCTATGCGTTGTGTGGCGGTCATTGTGCGTTTACTGTCTGCTTATACTTTTCAATCATCTTCTTCTTCAATTCAGCCCTTGCTGCTTCAACCTTCTTTCGAGTCAACCTGCAACACCCAATCGGCATTTTAATCTGTCTCTCTACAATCGCGTCAAAACCTGCCAGTATGTTATCAGGCAACTTCATCGTCGAGATCGTTTATATCGGCCTCACCGAGTGAATCGAGTAACACTACATTTCCCCCGATTAAATATTTCTGCATCATTGGATCATCGCTCTGATCCTGCCCGATCATCAGTCGTTTTTCGTCACCAGTCAGGTACCAGACTTTATCCAGTGCCTCAACGGTTGATTTAAAGTCTTCCTGCAACTCAGGATAGACAGATAGGTCATAATCGACGTAGATGTCTTCCTTGTACAGTTTAGCGATCTCGTTCCAGTCATCCCTGAGAGACGACAATTCAGGTATCACAGCCCCGGTTAGAATCTGCTTGTTGAACTCTCGGGAGTTGTTCAGTGTCGCGCTCTCCGGATCGAAAACGCCAGGAGGAAAACCGAACGCATTACAGATCTTTCTGTCTGATATCTTCTCAGCTTCCAATACCTGCATATCGCCGGTTGTCATGCCGAAGTTGATATACTCCCAATTGCCGTTTAGTAGTGAAATTGCCCCGCTATTGTCCTTTCCCGATACACGGCGGTTGATTGTTTCACGTTTGGCAGACGCTTGCTCTATCGTATCATCATTACCATCCTTGTCGATCAATGCACCTGCTGATCCTGCGTTCTGCAGTGTGGCGGTTGATCTTTCTTCAGCTGCAGCAGATCGGGTCAGGTTCCTACGCAACGCCCGAACCGGTGACATACCCATCAAGTGAGATCCGGTAGCGTCAACCAGGGGATTGAAGTACTTGCTGTGAACGATGTCAGAAGATGGAATTATCTCCGCGTTCTTATCCAGTTCAAACCGATAGCCCGTGACGCCGTAAAGCGTCCCGTCAGGTACCACGGAGATCAACTGGGGAGGAAGGTTAACCACGTCCACAGGTTTGCCTCGGTCAGCACCAGCCTCAAGAATTGGCCTGTACCAGATACGGTTCCCCGTAAGCATTTTGAACCCAATGGAGTTGACTGTGAATTCATTCCCTTTCTGATCCTTGTTCGGTCTTTCAATGAGATCGTTCAGTGGATGTGAGTTGTCTTCCTCATACACCAGCGACTTAATGCGCATGGCCTTCTGAATAGACTCAGGCGTGGCATTCTGCCCCGTCCATGACTTGAACCGTAGATGCATGGCCTTTTTATCAGGCTTCACCCGATACACCTTAAACGGCGCAATGGCCGCGGTCTTTGTTACCCGATTGACGATTGAATACAGGATAACGTTCGAGCAATATGCGTGTACGTTGTCCGTGAATCCGTCACCATGCCAAAGAGCTGTTAACCCGAAGGTCTTCATCACAACTTCCTGGAATCTGGATGGCTTGAAATTGCCAGCAACAGGAACACCAATCGCTTTTAATACGCCCCTTTGAATCCAATTCAGTTGTTTGTTCACCAGTTGTATGTTATGCAAACGTCCATTGACGTGTTGGTTTTAATTCAAAATATTCTCTCATCATCAGTGTGTCAGAAAAGTCCGGCGATCTACCAATCAGTTCTTTCACTTTATCCTTTGGCACCACGGCTCTCTTGCCGTCCTTGTCCATGTTATGCTGCTTTACCTGTTCCAGTTCCTGCGTGATCTGCTCCTGCATGGTCACATCTGAACATTCGATGTATAATTCAGCCGCATTTATTCGTTCCGCCAGCCGGAAGTAGCATTGTGATTTCAGGTTGACGTAGTTTTCTTTTTTCTCCTTCCCGTCTTCTCCTTTCGGCTTCAATGGGTTAGGCAGGGGCATACTGTTGTTCACAAAACCCTTGCACTTCAGAATATCCACCAGTCCGCCGCCAACGCCGTCTTCATCCGCTATTACCCGACTAACCGGTATATTATTCGCCGCCATGATCTCTCGCACCTTGCCAGCCGTCTCGGTTATGCTGAGTCCTTTGAATTGGCTTAGTCTGACCCTGAACCCTTTCCAGTGGCCGATAACCGTTGTATCGTTCCCGAACCGCGCCACATCGACCGTGATAAAGTCCTGTCCTGATTCAACGTGCGTGTTCGTAAAGCAATCCACAATGCTGTCGTAATTGATCAGTGCCGACCTGTCATCGTCATACTCCCAATTCCCATACAGCAGTCTCTGTTTACTCACCTCGTCTAGTCCGATCAGGTTCTCCCGGTAATGCCGCGAAATGTCCGGATTGTCGCTCACCAGCGCCTGAATAAACTGCTTATTCGGTTCCAGTTCGCCATCCTTCCATTTCTTGTAGAACTTAACGTACGTCCAGTTCTTAGCCGGGTTGCAGGTCATCAACATCTTCGGTATGATCCCGTTTTCATCCAAACGGTAACGAATACGCGATTTCACTACGTTCTTTGCTTTCTCCGTTATCTGGTTGCACTCATCAATGAACGCTCCCGATATTTCCAGTGACCCAAGACTATCGAAGTTTGGGTCAGCGGGGTATGCAAAGAGATCTTTAAGCATGATGATCGATTCGTTTGGAAACGATATCTGCCCTTTATGCTCGTTGTAGTGATAATGCTTTGTAGCCTGCAATCCTTGTAACCTTGCTACTTCAAAGAACGAATTGAGGGTAGTTTCTTTCAGCGTCTTTAATTCGCTTCTACCCATCAGCCAGCGTGTTCCTGGATATTTGAAACTGTTTTTCAATAACCAGTAAGCGCCGAGTATCGATTTGCCACCACCTGCACCACCACCGAAAAGAATCTCCTGCGTTGTGTCATCCTGCAGGAAATCAATTGCCCGTGTTTGTTTCAGGTTTAGCCTCATACGTTTTTTCTTCGTGCCAGTTAATCCCGATCGCACCTGAATGATCCACGTCCAGTTTCTCGCCGTATTTCTTCGGCTTGAGTTTGGAAGCGATCCATTTACGGGCATCGACTCTTAGCCTGGCTGCTGCTACCATTTCGCTGCTGAGTTCGTCACGCTCTTCCAGTTCATCCGCGATGCTGACAATTTCTTCTGCCATGACATCGGCTTGTTCCTCTTTCGCGCGCGCGTATCTGTTGCAAAACGTTTCGCTATTGACTATATGCCTGCGTACTGTAGCCGGATCAGGTAAGTCGTCGTTAATCCTGCACAGCTTACTCAACCCATCGGTTGAATTAGCTACAAGCGTGATTATCCGATCCTCCATTTCTGGCGTCATTACAGACGGTCGAGCCATTA